ATGTACAGCCATTATCGTTAAACTTTTTATGCCCCCCCCTTAACATCTATATAGTCATTAGTTATAGATATTAATTCTTCTTGTATATCAGCTAGTTGTTTCTTTAGTAGTAACTCGTTTAGTTCTACTCCTTCTAGTGCTGTTTGCATTGTTTTTATTACATTCATTTGCATCTTTATCAGCTCTTCTTGTTTGTCTATTATACGCTTAGCCTCATCAAATAGGTCTATTAGTTCGCTTGTCATTGTTCTCTGTTGTTTAGTTTGTCTAGCTCGAAGTTTAAATGGTTTATAGCCTTCTGTATGCAGTCGTATGGACTATCGTGCTTATATGAGCTTCTTAGTAGATATGTTACTGCTGTTCCTACATTATAGCTTAAATCCCAGTCTTCTACTACTTTCCTAGCTTCATAGCCGTATGTGTTGCCTATATAGTAGTTGGGTATAGGATTAGTCTTTAGGTCTTTAGTGTCATCCATATTTCTTTTATAATCGTAATAATACTTCGAGTGTTTCATTGTCTTAAACTTTACCACCTTTCTTGCTTACGATTGTTCCCCAACCGTCAAAGGTCTTAACTTCTTTACCATAAGTCTTGCAGTCTTTACAGTAAGCCTCTTTCTTTACTACTTCTCCATTTACTATAACTATGGTAGTCTTGCTTACTTCAAACTCTCTGCACTTGCACTTATACTTCATTTCTTTCTCTTTGCTTTTGCCCAGTTAGTCTTTTGATTGTGATGTGGTAGACATAAAGTTTGTAGGTTATCTTGGTTTAATCTATCTCCACCGTCTTTAATCTCTACTATGTGGTCAATGATTATCTTATCTTTATAGTTTACTTTACCTTCCTCTAAACACCATTGACATACTGGGTTTCTTTCTATATGCCACTTTCTTAGCTCTCTCCACGCTCTACTGTTATAGAAGTCATAGTTCTCAGACTTATGCTCTTTAGTAAAGCCAGTAGTCTTCTTGCTACTTGCTATCCATTTCTTTTTCTTTGATTTAGGTAGATTAGGCATTAGTTTAGAAATATATTGTCATCGTCTCCTATTTCTGGTATTCTGTAGTCTATGCTTATAATAGGTGGGATTCCATTGTTATTCATCCAATCGTCTATTCTATCTATTAAAGTATCTATAGCTCTGTCCTTAGCCTCGTCTAATAGCTCAGTATCGTCTATATCTAATTCTATACTAATTGATGCTACTATCTTCATTCTGTTTGTTTTCTTCTGCTATAAAGCCTTTAATAAAGTAATGTATAAATATCAATGCAAATATAGGTAAACAGCTTATAACTATTAGTAAAGCTAGTAATGTCCTAAATATACTTTTTAAAATCATTAACATTTATATATGTTTTACATTCGTACCTTTCAGCATTATCTTCTATTCTTTTCTCTTCTATTCTGTAGTCTTCTCTATGTCCAAACATTAGTTGGAAGCCTATGTCTGATGTTATCTTTTTAGGCAATACAAGTTCTAGTCCGTTCTTCGTTCTTTTCCATATCTCTTGATGTCTGGTCGCCCTATTAGGTTTCAAGAGTAGATTTATATTTATTTATTATTCTCTCCATTTGTGATTCGTACCATATTGGAAAGTCGTACACTTGTTCGCCTTGCTCCCATACTCTATACAAAACAGCTCTAAGTCTTTGTGATGCCGTCTTATTCTTTCCTACTTCAAAGTCAGTGGTAAACTTCTCTACCTCTTCTTGCTCTGCTTTAGATATGTCATCAGAGCTTATTAGGACCATTCCTGGAGACTTTCTTAAGCCGAATATCCTCATCATAGTATCATCTGGTAGCTCTTGTGTGTGTATGTTTATACTTAGCGTACCATCAGCCAGAGTGCTTACCTTGTTTACCCCTCCTTCAAAGATTACTGTCTTCTTCATACTTGTAAATATATAAAATTGATTCTATTTCCCAATTATTAGCAGTCAAAGTTATAAACATTGCATTGTTAATTAAGGTCCTTAATCTTTTGCTTATACCTTTCGATTGCTTCTTCATAGTCTACTCTATTAAGTTTTACTATTGTCTTAGCACGTTGCTCTAACTCCTCAGCAGTACCCTCTCCAAATGTTTGGTCCAAGTACATTCCAAACTTATACTGCTCTCCTTGTCTAAACATATTGCACTTAACACATTGCACTTGCACATTAACCTCATCCCAACGTGTAGAGTGATGGCTTCTGCTTTGAAAGTGTCCAGCTTGTTGCTCTTTCCAATGCTTCTCAGCTCCACAAGTAAAGCATTTGACTCTACCTAAATGGTCAGCATTTCTAAGTCTTATGTATTGACTAAACAAAGAATCTAACTTTTTCTTTAGTTTACTTATTGTGGTCGCCATCAAAATAATTCTTTTTGTTCTATATTAGTTTTATTATAGTAATCTAAAGCACAATCTAATATATGCTTACCGACTTTTGGCTCTACGCTATTTCTTAATAAAAGATGACCATTTATTCTTGGTATAGGCATACCTAAATACTCACTAAGTTCTTCTTTAGTACTTCTTGCTATATCTATATTTTTCACTTCTAAATCTTTAATTGGAAAATTAGACCAATATGGGTGTCTGCCTATCATTTTATTTGGTTTTATAAGATATTCATAATAAGGTACTACATTTTCTATTGACCACAATCCTTTGTACCAACTCTTTAATAATATTATTTGTTGATATAAACTCATTTCAGCATATTTCTTTTCTTTCTGTGAATAACACAATCTTGAATGACTAGGACAAGGTGGACTGCTCCATATAAAATCATATTTTTTATAGTTATGTAATAAATATTGATGACTGTCTGTCTGTATAACCTTATCATTTGGAAACTTATATTTGTATTCAGAAGCTATATCAGAATTAATTTCTATTGCAGTTATCTCGTGTTTATTGCCCCATAGTGTCCTGTTACCACCAATTCCAGCGTATAAATTTAGTATCTTCATTTTACTATCTTTTTTATTTCCCTTTTACTCAATACCTTTCCCATACTTTCCACTCGTTTCTTGTAAAGGGAGTATTGTTCTATTTGATTCGTCTGCTTTCTTAGTGCCTTAGTCTTTCTGTAGTCTCTTAGAGCTTTGTTAAGCGTTGGTATGTTTACAAAGATTGGTGGGTCATTTTCCCTTATGTATTTGTTAAGAGCAAACTTTACCTCTTCCAGCTCCATTGTAGAGTAAGAAGTAGCTAAATCATCTGTAAAGCTATTGGTCATCATTACTACTATTTCGTTTTCTGGTTTCTGTCCTAGCTGTAGGTAAATCTCAGATAGTAACTTGTAAACACCGTTCTTAAGTGCTTTAATGTCTTTAGCGTATAAGCTCCATATTTGTTTTGACTTGTCTTTCATTTTTTTATCTTTTCGTTTGGTATATGCTTCCATCCAGTAATAAGGTAGAAAGCATCCCAAGTTATCTTACTTTTAAATCTAGGATGGCTTTTATACATATTTAGCATATTCTTTACAGTTACATCCTTACGTTCTACTACTTTATTATAATCAGTCTTCATATACTTGTCTTTTAACTTCTATTAGTATCTCCATAAGACCATCGTAAATAGTTTCTAGCTGTTCACTACCTTGCGTTAAATGTACAACTTCTTTTTCATATTGAGCTGCTACCTTTAGCAGTCTATTGAATTTCTGCTTTACTATTCCAGAGTGATTACCTTTTAGGTTATATAGTTGCTCGTTAAAGCATCTAAATGTAGCTATGAGTAAATTAAGCTCTACTGTTTGTTCTTTAGTCATCGAATTGTTGGTTTAATAGTTCTAGTCCTTTTTCGTATTCCGTAAGTATCTCCTGGACCTTACGCTTTTTCTCGCTTTTAACAGCAAACAGTCCCTTCCAGGAGTTTTCCATTGATTGCTGTATTATCTCAGCTTGTACGTCTTTATTACCGTCTGAAAGTCGCAGCAGCTTCTTTATTGCTGCATTCTCTCCTAAAGTCTTGTAGGATGTTCTAAACTCTTTACGTCTAAACTCCTTCCAAAGTTTCCAAGCTTCTAAATTTAATTCAAACGGATAGTCCCTTTCTGTTTTAGTTATATTAGTATTTAATTTAGTATTAGTATTTAATAGTGTGCCATTTTCGGCATACCGTTTTTCGGTATTCCGTTTTTGGGCATACGGTACTTCATAGACTACATAATCATAACCCTTAAACTTTCCATTGTCTCTTATTTGCTCTCGTTTCATATAGCCATTCTCAGTAAGTTCTTTAAATGCACTATAAATAGCTTTTTTACCGTCTTTGTGCCACTTTTCTACCTCTTCTACATATAGCTTCCACTCATTAGGTAAAGCCAGGAGATGGCATAGCATCCCCTTAGCTTTTAGTGATAAATCTTTATTAAAGATAAACTCATTGTTGATTGTGGTAAAGTTCTTAGACTTTTCTACTCTTATACGCTTCATTTTTTTAACGTGTATTGTGCATAGTGAACTGGCTCTCCAAACTTGTTTTTAGTATGCAATATAGTAGTATCTATATCATTACCAGCATCTTTCAAGTCGTATATAACTGCTGCTAGTCTCATTATACTATAATCAAAGAACGCTTGGACTGGAGTTATCGGTCCTATTTGATTCAAGTGTCTTAGTACTTTCTGTTTTTGTGTCAATTTCGTTTTCATAATTTTCGTTGATTAATTGTTTAAATATAATATTTTTAGCTGTATTTGTTTTTATAGTCTTAATTATATCAAGCATCTCTTGCATATCTACATAGTCTATGTCTGCTTTATACATCTCTAAAAGTGTCTGGTATTTATGGCTATAGCCTTTATCTACCTCAACTAGACTTTTATGTGCTTTGTAGTGGTGCATTACTGTAGCGTGGTCCACATTAAACTTCTTGCCAATGTGTGTCCAGGGTAGCTCTAGTAAGTCTCTACTAATAAAGTAAACCATTCGTCTAATATCTATTAAATGCCTAGCTCTGTTTCTTGATTTAAAGTCTTTTGGCTTTATTTCAAATATGTTACAAGCAGTCATTTTTAATCTATCTATTTTATCCATCAAACTCTGGTTTTACTCGTTCATAAATATCTGGAGCTAAGTCTTTTAACTCTCTTAGTTTCTTTCTTGATTCTCGCCTAGCCTCTTCTCTTTTGGTCTTACTAATGTCAGTACCAGTAGCTGCATTGATAATCAAGTGAGAGTCTCTTAGTATCTTATCTATTCTCTCTTTTTTAGTCATCTTTTATATTCTTTAAAAAATAATAGTATTCCTGTAAATCGTTGCATCTCTCTTGTCTTACAACAGTTTCTCCAATAAACTTATCTCCTACGTTTATATACCAATCAGCTAACTTTACTTCTAAATGGTCATCGTGTTCTATAAGCTTTGTGGCTTTCTTGTTTAAGTGTAACCATCCACGCCCTATTCTTAATCTAAAAGCATAGCTAGTATCTGTATCGAAATGCTCGTCTCTTGTCTCTTTACTAAAAAGGTAAGTCTGTCCCATTACTATCGTTTTTTGGTTTAACATCATTTAACACCCAATCCTTAAAAGATTCGGCTATCTCTATAATCTTAGACACGTCATCAGTTCCTACAATGTTACAAGCGTTAGTAAGTGCATTCTGCTTTACTATTAACTCTTGCGTCTTATTGTCTTTTGGAGCTGGTGTAAAGCTCTTGCCACCACCTTGAAAAGTAGAAGCTGGTTTGATTTTGTTGATTTTAGTACCGTTGTACTCTCTTGTAGTTACTTCTATGTCAGCTTCTTGACCTTCTATAAACTTGTTTTGTGTTTCAGTCTTAGACAAATACTCGCCTTTAAAACCGTCTTCAAATTCTAGTAGCCACTTGTAGAAGTGTCCATACTGAGACTCGAAGTCTCCACTTTGCAAAACTTTTGTTACTTTCTTTCTCATAATTCAAAATAATTTATAATTGTTAATGTTACTATTGTTAAAAATCCTAAATACATTAGGATGTACTTTAAATATTCTAATTTGTTCCCCATTTTATGTAAAATATGATTAATGTAATAAATGAGCCACTGTAAAGGCTTAATACCTCTGTGTAGTATGTAGGTATCAAATTAAGCAGAAGTACCGTTAGAAAGCCTAATATCACGCTATAAGTACATAAATCGGTTAATGTAAAGCTAAAGAACTGTACCTCTGTACCTAATTCCATTTTAGCATCTAAGTAAGTTGGTTTGTGTAAATCGTTCATTGTTAGTTGTTTTATAGTTTAGATATGCTTATTGGTCTTTTACCTATTTGCTCCCATATAAATTCGTGAGCATTGTTTACATTGTTAAAGGGTAAACTCATTATAATAGGCTGACTATCTTTAGTTACCCATACTTGCCATTGTGTTAATGTTTCCATTGTTAGTTTTTTTAAAAGGGGAGATTGCTCTCCCCCCTTGTTATTATTTGTTTCTTACTTTTTTTATAGCTTCTTTATAAGATATAAAAATACCTCTTTCCTCTAACATCATCATTTCTAATCTTGCTAAGTGGTGTATTTTTGCTTCTGTATTTAATTCTCTTTTAGTCATTGTTTTGTGTTTTAGTTTGTTTGTTGGTACAAATATATAACCATTTTTTAAAGTGTGCAAACTTTTACACAAAAAAAGTGTATTTATTTACAGTTACTAGATAAGATAATTGTTAATGTTTTTTAAAAATAGACATAAAAAAAGAGGATATTCTCAGAAAATACCCCCCTTTTTTCAAACCAAATATAACACGTCAACTAAAAAAGTCAACTAAAAAACGTTACAAATATATTAAAAAATATGAGTTAAGTGTGCTATTTGACCATATTCGTTATGAATAAAGCCTTCTACAGCTTTAATACTACCAGTATAACCTTTTTGATAGTGCCACGAATCTGTACCACTTGGAGAGCGTAAGAACTCTACTGTTACTCCTATATTATCAAAAGAACTCATAAACTTGTAGCGTTGCTTATGGTGTAAGTGATGTAAATACCAGTAACGATATTTAGTGTCTGCCCACATTTTAGGCTCTTCTTGAGCCATTAATAAAGGCAATGAAGGCAACTTAGCACCATCGCCGTGAGTTAATGCTATTAGACTATTTTTATATTTATAGTACTTACGGTGCTTAGGCTCAGCATCTACAGTAACAGCTTCTGTATTACGATACCAAGACTTTAAAGCGTGTGCTAAATGGAAGCCACTCATATAGTCGTGATTGCTCATAGAGTGTACACAATCAACTGGAGCTATTTGCATAAGCATTTCTACTACCTCAACGTAAAGCTCTAAAGCCTCTGTAAAGTGTTTATACCATTTACCGTCAGTATCTTGTGGAGTACCTCTTGTAGTGGTATTATGTACGTTATCTGTATGTAGTATATCATTACCTATGCAGAACAATATACGCTCTATAGGAAAGCCCTCAGCGTTTCTTAAAATACCTTTTACACCTTCTCTAACTCTTTCTTTAGCTATTTCTATATTATATTCGCTACCAGTTTCTGTAGCATCGGCATACTTACCGATATGTACATCTGCTGGGTTTATTATAAGTAAGTGTCCATCCTTTCTAATAGGATAATCAATGGTGGGATATTTAGGAGCATAGTTGGATATAAGGTCCTCAATAGATTGTAGAAATTCATCTTTGGTAAATTCATTAGGTTTAGCAAATATGGAGAACTTCTGGCTTTTGTACCAATAATGGCTAACAGAACTAGGATTGATACCAGCAGCTTCACACTCATCATTTAGTAAAGATTGCCTTTCTTTGTCGTTTCTGTATTTGTCTACTAATTGCCATTCATCTTCTTTAAGTCTATACCTTTTTTCCTTTGTCATTTTTTGTTGATTTTCTCTAAACCTCTTGAGCCAAAATAAGCACCGATGCAAGTTATAAGAACTATCTGCAATAGGTCTACCCATTGCTCTTCTACAGTAAATGTGATTACTCCAGCGTCTATAAATATAAGCAATGTAGTCGAAACTACAAGCCAAGCTAATACTAACGGTCTAATGTTTCTAGGTAGCCAACTAGATTGTAAGTTATCAGACTCCCATCGTTTAGTAACTTCTTGCTCTATTAGAGCTTCTTGCTCTTGTATTATTTTTTGAAGTTCGTTTTTTAGTTTTAGCTTTTCCTCTTGACTGGTTATTACCTCGTCGATTATAATATCTGCTTTCCCTAATAAGTTTCCTAATATGTTTCCTAATATAGCCATATAGCATCATTTTTATCTTTGTCAGTATCGCAATGTATAAAAGTATCGGCTATGCCAATACGAGTAAATCCAGCTTGTATTAAAGCACTTACTATCTTTTGTCTAGTACTACTATCTTTGCAAGAAATATCTGCTGCTAAACCTTTTAAATGGCTTGACGTAGAAACACCTCCAACCCTCTTATTTGTTTCTTTAGACCTATAGCCACTTGTTATCTTAAATGGTACGTCAGCTATTGCTCTAGCCTTGTCTAGCTTAGTAAGAAATTCTTTCTTCATATTCTTGCCAGTTCCTGGAGCATCATCAAACTCACTTAGCTTAAAGTATTTTAATGCCATCTGTTCTTCTACTTTCTTTACGCTTTTCTTCCAAATATCAAGATTCATTTATTTTTTTTACGTTTTCTATTGTAGATGTATTTATCTGTAGTGTATATAATTGACATAAGTAAAAGAACTATCTTGAGTAGTACTTCTATGTTTGCTAATGTTACAAAAGTAAATGTAGTAGTATTTAATACTAGAACGTCTCCTACTTCTTTCATTAAATTTTTCATTATTGTCTAGGGTCTGTGCTTATTAAAAGCGTTAAAGTTGCGTAAAAATTATCTGAGCTTGATGTTCTACCAGTTTTTCTAAATGCTGGTATCAAGCATATATTGTTATCATAACTACCAGTATAAACTATATCTCTATTATGCACATAGTTAATATCGTTTTGAGATGTTATAGCAAAAGTGTCTATCAGTTCTATATCGGTAGCTGTATTACCGTTCTCAGTTATAGGCTTTGCCCATAAAGAAAACTCACAATTATGTTCAGAAGGAGCATCTGAATTAACATCCCAAGTTATTCTTTCTAACTTAAATCCTTCGTGTGGACTTCTAAATATACTGTTATTTATATATGAGTTAGCTAGAGTATCTCCATCACTCCAAGTTGTACCAGCATTTACTGTAATGTTAGATGGGTATTGAGGGTCTATAAGATTTGTATTAGCGTGAGTATTACCAGTCTCATATAGTTTATGAGTTACTATAGTATAGTCTCTAAATAAAGACCTATACTTGTAGTCTTTGTCTAGTATAACTATACTACCAGCTGGTATTAACTGCTTAACAGTAGTAGATGCAAAGTTAAGTTTAGCTCCAGTATATGTTACATCTGAATTAAGTGTAATTTGTATAGGAAAGCCAGTATCAGCACATACTATTATTATGACATCTCCAGAAACTAATAATCTATCTGAGCCAGTAGAAGGTATAATAGTTACAGAAGTTAATGTGAGGCTAGTAGTATCGTTTTGTACTATTGCTACAGATTCCCCTCTTAAATAATTTGATAGTGTTGCCATAATTAAAAATAAGTATTTACATCACCAGTTGCTTCTTGGCCATCAAAAACGTCAAACGATGTTATGTTTACTTCTACATTTTGTGTGTTAGTACTTAATTCTATTCCATACCACTCTCCAGACCAAGTATCTTCATTAGCATTAAATGAGCATTGGTAAGGTATATATGTAGAGCCATCTATTTCTATTCCATTAAGATAACGTGGTATAAATCCAGATACTGTTTTTAAGCTACCGTTAAATACCTTAGCTCCTTCAGCTTGACCTTTTAATACTTCCTCTACTAAAAGCTGTGTAAACTCTACACCAGTACCAGAGCCATATGCTTTCCAAGTAGCGTTCATACCGTTTTCAAAAGACGTAGTAGTATAGTTGTATGTCTCTAATCTACCTACTGCTCCACTTGTAGGTCCAGTTCCTATAAATAATTCTGGTATCTCAAACTTTACACCGTTATCTATAGTAGTTCCTCCAGGAGCATTAAATGCTTTAAAAAACTTAGCAGATAGTACTTCATTATCTAATAGGTACTTTATTCCTTGCTCTGAACTTGTTTCTGGAGCTGAAAATACTAAGATATTATCTTCTTGAGTAGTCGTTGTGGCTTCAGTTATTTCTATCTCTCCTAATATAGCTAAAGCATTAAAATAAAGTTGATAGTAGCATTCAGCGTATATCTCGAAGAATAAATCTCCATTAACTGGTAGCTCTGTAGTTTGTATATTTATATTTATATTAGTTCCTAATGGACCTTCATCTATATTTAGATATTGTGGTGGTATAGAATCAGTCAATGTAAATTGGTCATTAGTAGTCCAATCCATAGCTAACGCAGTAGATAAAGGAAAATAGTAAGTGTCAGAATCTCCTACTAATTTGAATCTAGCAAATAAATCTGTTCTTACCTTTTGCTGTGAGCCACTTACATCAGAAAAGGTTAATCCAGAAGTAAATCTTGTAGAAAAGTCTCTATTTAATAAAATACTACTACCAGTCAATGCATTTACATTACCTAAAGAGATTATTAATTTATCAGTAGGAGCGTTGTTAATAGAATAAGCTGCACCAGTATAGTTAGAGTTGTTCCATTGGTAGCCATTCCATATAGGTATCTCGTTAAGTGTAGTCTGATATTGTGTCGAAGTATCGCCATCTATGTTATAGTAAAAGAATGGCATATCAAACGGCTGTAAGTGATTGTAGTTAGTTTCTACACTTCTTAAAATAGGTAAATAGTCAAACTTGCCACCATATCTTTTTATGTTAAATCCTTCTGTAAATACTGCTGATGTACTGCCATAAGCATAAGGATTATTACTACCTTTTTTATAGTAACGATAGTACTGAGTAGATGGTGTTTTCCAGTCTGCATAGTGATTTACTTGCACTAAATTCCATCTACCATTAGACATAAAACATCTCATTCCCCAAGATTTGCATATGCTATCTAATAACTCAAATGCAGTTTTATAGTTTCTGCTACCATCGTCAGCAATATCTACAAAAGCCATAAAGTTAAATCTACTAGCATTTAAAGGGTCTCTTTGTACTTGTCTAGTCATTGTATCAGTAGTCCAATCTACATAAGTAGCTATAAATAAATTGTCAGCTCCAAAGTAATTGTCAGCAGTACTAATTTGATTGACAAAGGCTTGTCTAAAATAGTTGATAGTCTGATATGAAGATGGTGTATCATAACCAATATTTCTATTAAATGGAATATCTTTTAAAGGTGCTAGTCCACATACAGCAGTTAGAGTTATTTTAGTAGGAAAAGAAGCATCAGCCTCTGGAGATATATCATTTAACAATATACCAAACCAGTATCTATTATAGGTAACATCGTCAGCACTTTGATATATACCTATGTCCCAATCTCCATAAGCACTTGTTCTAATATCATCTACAACACCTTGCTCTCCTCCTAATGTTACATTTATATCAAATTTAACCTCAGAAGGTATAAGTCCAGTAAATCTATCGTTATCGTTAGTCTGATAAGTCAAAGTAAATCCATCTGGTCCTAAGTCTGGAGTGTATAATGTAGGTGCAGAAGCATTGTTATCATATACTTCTATACGGTAAAAAGTGCCATTATCACTTTGAAAACTACTCTCTAATCTTTTTAGTCTAGCCATTAATATCCTCTTGTTCTGTTTCTATTGTTTCTTGCTCTATCTGAGCTTAGTAATATATCAGCTCCACTTATTGTACCAAATACTTCTGTAGAGCCTCCAGTATTTATCATTGATTTTAGTCCTACTCCTCCACCTACAGAATTAGCATTAACATTACCTACTCCTCCTAATACTTGACCAATACCAGCTAATCCACCTATATCTTTTAGTCCCATTAAAGCACCTAAACCAGTACTACCTAGTAAAGCATTTAATACTAACATAGCAGCTATCTGAGCTAACATTGCTTTTAATGCTTGTTTAGCTCCCTCTAAGAATGATTTAAAGAAGCCTTCTTGACTTTGTAATGCTTGAGCAAATACTCCTTGAATTACATTACCAAAACTCATAAAGCTCTGATTAATGTTATTAGCTACAATATCCATAGAAGATAATCCCTCTTCAAACTCTTCTACTATTGGTTTTAGTGTTTCAAAGTTTTTAGATAAATCTTTTGTAGCTACAGATAGTGCCTTTATTGGCTCAACACCTTGTGGTATAGGACTTCTTTCAATAGTAGGTGTTGTAGGTGTTGTAGTAGTAGGTACAAATGGAGCAATAGGCTCAAAATCTCCTACTACTTGATTATTAAACTCTTCATATTCTTTTTGAAGTGTTCTAAACCTTGAAATAAAGTATGTTAATGCAGCAGCTCCAGCAGCTATTGCAGCAGTTACTGGATTAAAAGCAGTAACAAATCCTACTACTAATGGTATTAATGTAGTCAATGTCGTTACTAAACTACCAAACACAATTAACAAAGGACCTACAGCAGCTATTATAGCTCCATATTTTACTATGTTCTTTTTTTGTTCTTCTGTTAGATTGCTTAATGCCTTTGATACTCTTTGTAGACCTTTTGTTAAAGGGTCTATAAATTCTAGTATAATCTCTCCAAACTTCTCAGATACATCTCCTAATTCGTTTTTAAGCTGTTGTAATGGTCCTAGACCTTCTTTAGCTATTGCTTCAGCTTGACCTCCAAAAGCGACTGTAAGAGCATCTACTGCACTCTGTAGTCTTTCTTGCTCTCCTACTGCACCCTCAATAGTTATACCGTAACGAGATAAAGCGTTAGTACTAGAGCCTACTGACTTAGCAACTAATTTAGCAGCATCTGTTAATTGAATACCTTGAGCAGTAGCAAAGTCTTGAATCAATGGAGTTAGTCGCAAGATAGCTTGTTCATTAAGTCCTAACTGAGCTAGAAATGATTGAGCTTGTAAAGTAGCCTCATCTCCAAATATTGTAACCTTTTGTAATTCCCTAGCTTGTTCAGCTAAGTTAGCAAATGCTTCTGCATTGTTTCCTAGTGCAGTTCTTAACGATGTTTCTGCTTTTATCTGTTCATCAAATGCTTTAACACTTGCAGCTCCAAAAGCTAAAATAGGTAAAGTAAGTCCAGTAGAAATAGTACGTCCTAAAGACTTCATATTATTACCAAACTTTTTCATTGACCTCATCGACTTCTTGAGGTTACTCTGAAACTGCTTATCGTTTAACGATAGTTTAATACTTAAGTTCTTCTCAGCCATTTTTCTTTTTTAGCAATTCGTATTTCTTCTTAACATACTCTGCTCTCTTTCTTTGTTGTTCGATGTCTATTTCTTTCTTAGTCTTTTCCCATTCAAACTTTATAAGTTTTTCTGGAGTTAAGGATTGACCTTTCTTAGTATGTGGCTGTAAGTTACAACAAGCCAACCACCGTACTCTTTCCCATTCAAACCTCTGCTCTAATTCAAACCTATCATTCCTACCCTTTTGAATACAAAAGAACTCGTGAAATGTTAGCTCCCAAAACTGACTAGGTAAAAGTCCTAGACCGTAAGCTACAGCCTCTAGACTATCCCAGTTTATTTCTTTGTCTTCGCCACTTTCTTTGTGGCTTTCACGTTTCCCTCATCTTCAAACTTAGCAGAAAACTGTGTAGAGAATACCTCTAATACTTTATTTAAAGCATCAAAGTCATCATCTAAAAGGTCTGCAACACCATCAACATTTAAAGAACATTCTTTTCCACTAACTCTAGCACCGTCTTGTAAACCAGCTAGAATCAATTGACAAGCATCATCTAAACTCATTCCCTCTCCTAGCTTGTCTAAATCTTGTAAACTTCTACCAGTTGCCTTAGTGAAGTTTCTTAGACTATTCATCCCAAATCTAACTGGGTAGTCTCTTCCATTTATTATTACTATTTCGTACATTTTGTTGGTTATTAGTTTTATTAGTTGGAGCAGAGCCGAAGCTCATACCCCAACCAACAAAAGGATTATACAGTTGTTACAGTTAATGCTCCAGTTCCCTCGATTGAACAAGAGTAAGTAGGTGCATCTTCAGTACCAGCAGAAATTTCTAGACTTGTAACAAATCCAGAGCCACTATAGAAATAGTCTCCAGCAGCAGTAGAAGATAGAGTGAATGTAAATGTTACAGCAGTTCTGTCTAACATTTGTGTAGTCAATTCATCTACTTCAGTATCAGCAGCAGTCGCTGGATTAAAGTCCATAAGACCATCAGCACTAAGGCTAAAACTCTTCTGACCACCAATGATGTCTCTAAATCCAGCAGAATCTTTGTTAGAGATGTCTATAGGGTCTACGTTAATACTTAAACTTACATTTTGCGAATGCATTAGCTTCGCATCAGCTCCTCCATCCGAAGGACTTACTTTTAGGATTAAATCCGTTCCATTAAAAATTGCCATTTTTTTTTATTTAAAATTTATAACTAGTTATCTAAATCTTTTGAAGTTTCGACTTCCTTAGATTTCTTCTTTGTCGGCTTTGCAATAGCGTCTTCATTAGCGAAATGATTACGCTCTTTTCTACCAACCTCATAAGTCTCGCCTTTGATGTATTCTACACCTCGAAACTCAATATCTTTTTTCAATTTTATCTTATACATATCTATCTATTTATGTTAAATCTGTAATCTTGTCTTATACCGTAAAAGCCTAAACTACCAGCACTATCATCGTATAGCTCGTCTTGAGACTCATAGAATATCTTGTCTACTACTACACCACTATAAGTGCCACTAACGTAGTCTAGAGCCGTTCTAACGTGTCCAGCTAAAGCTACTAAGTCAGCGTAGTTATTGTGATACATACTTATCTGTACGGTTACATAGTCGTATTCACTTACACCGTTCTTAGTATTGTTAGGTATATCTGCTACCATTTGATAAGTAATATAAGGCAATTTACTTTGTGTAGGAAAGTTATACCTAGATGGGAATATACGCTTATTGCCATCAGTAGTTACTAATGGACTTACATTGCCATCGTTTCCTAAAATATTATATACTACTTTACCTATCTCCATTACTTCATTCTTTTATCAATGAGCTTTTTTACTTGGTTTATTACGTCATTTTGTGCTTGGCTACCTTTATTCATTGCAGCTCTATCTAACATTCTAAGTCCTGGAATACCTCTAAATCCATACTCTAAAAAGTAAAAGTAGAATCCAGTCTTTTTCATATCAGCATAAGCACCTTTAACTCTTGGTCCAATATATACTGCTGGTGGTCTACCTCTTCTGTTCTTACCGTTAATTACAGCTAGAGACTTTCTTAGCTGACCACTCTTCTTAGGTACTAAGTCTTTTAACTCTTGTTTTATAGGCTTCGCAGCTTTTCGCATACCTTGTCTCAAGATAGTTTTATTCTTGCTATCAGACATATTAAGGCTCTCTAAGTCCTTAATCAAAGACCTTAGCTCTCTCTCATCAATAGTAGCTGTAACAAAGCCAGAATGACCTCCTTGATTACCTCTTAATATTTTAGTAGTGCCTATAGCCATTAGTAGTCAAAAGGATTTATACCGTTATCTATTAATACATTTACCCAGTCTAACTCGCTTGTGTACATATCTACGTCTTCCCACTTAGTTTCTATACATTGGTAGGTTTCTAATGCACCCCAAGAAACAATTTCTCTTTTATCATTCCATACAATAAAGTAGCTCTTTACTTCTGGGTAGCATATTTCTGTCATTCTTAGTTTAGACATATCTTAGCTTGTTAGTTCTGTTAGTTCATCATCTGTTAGTGCTTCATCAAATACTGCTAGTGCTTTGCATTTGCCGTAGAAAATACTTGTACCATCAGCATCATCAAAATCTAAAACATTTAAACCACTTGGTGCATTACCACTCGTGTCAGTTGCAAGTTCAAATCCATTAACGTATAAACTAAAATCATCTTGTTTGTACTTTAAAGCTATTTTATTAAATTCAGATGTATCAGATAAAATTTCACTAACATTAAATGCGATTGAACCACTTGACCTTACAAATGCTTGTAATTGATTAGATGTTGAAGTGTAAATTAAAGATATTTTGTTTGTTGCACTTGAGCCACTACTTAAAGAAATTTGTCTGCTAGTACCATCATCTGCTAGTGCAGCTATCTCTGCATATAACACACCCTCTGTTGAGTTTATTAAGTCAGCACTACCAGCACCAGTTGCAGTCTCTGTAGCTCTTGTCTCTGTACTTCCAGTTAGTGTTGGTATGTACGATGTACTGTAGGACAAGGCTTCAGCTTGTGCGCCGTAGATGTAGACACCATTTAAATTTCCTGTTCTATCAGGGTAAATTTGTAAATAACCATTTGAAGCACTTGATGATGATGTAATATTAATAGAAACCCTCTTCCAACCATTTTCAAA